AACCACAGGGAGACCGCATATTTATTGATGGTAACGATATTGATTGTGCTGATGGGATTTTATTTTTAAATGATTATTCGCTAAATGCAGTTAGACTAGGCGGCGATTTACAAGTTCCAAACGGCAACGTCGGGATTGGTACGACCACCCCGCAATACCAATTACAGTTATCTACCAATTCAGCTGCAAAACCAACCTCAAGTGCCTGGACTGTAGTATCTGACAAAAGAGTAAAAACAAATATACGACCTTACGAAACAGGACTTGATAAGCTATTACAAATAGAACCTAAGGTTTTTGATTATAACGGGAAAGCAGGATTTGATACTAAAGCTAAAAACAATATTGGCGTTATAGCACAGGAAATAAAAGATATTATGCCGGAAACGGTTAAAAAGTATAATGCTAAACTAAATGAAGAAGACGAAGAAGATACAGAACTTTATAACTTTGATAGCCACGCATTAACTTTTGCCTTGATAAACTCTGTAAAAGAGCTAAATGCTAAAATAAAAAACTTAGAAACAAAAATACAAACTTTAGAAAACCAATAAAATAAGTAATTAATAAATATAAACTAAACAAAAATGGCAAATACATATTCTTGGCAAATAAATGCTTTAGATACATATCCTTCGCAAGAAGATTTAGCGGATGTTGTTTACAACGTTCACTGGGGAATGACAGCTACGTCTGATCAAACAGATGCCGACGGCGTTGCCTATACAGTAAATTCTATCGGAACACAAACTGTAACGGCGCCTGATGCAGACGATTATACAGCTTTTGAAGATCTTACGCAAGAAATTATTGAAGCATGGCTAGAAGCAAGTGATTTAGACGTTGAGGCAATCAAAGAAGGTCTTGACGCGCAAATTGAAGAAAAAATTACACCTACCAGTGTAACCAAGCAGTTACCAACTGCATAACTATTATTAACAATTAAATTAAATTAAATTATGTCTAACGACGCAAAAATAACCGAAGAGCAATTAAAACAATTGCAAGGGTTTGTACAAACCTTAAACCAAGCACAAATGCAATTAGGCCAGCTAGAAGTTGAAAAGCACGGGCTATTGCACCAAACCGCTGATGTCCAATCACAATTACAAACGTTCCAAAAAGAACTTGAAGAAGAATACGGAAAAGTATCTGTAAACATTCAAGATGGAACTTATACAGCAATCCCGGACGAAGATGAATCTGATAAGAAAGATTAGTATCGGGAGAGACTATAAAAATGAAGCTATGCATTACTCCGTAGGCCAAGAGGTTTACGGAGGGCATACTATTTGTGATATAGTTGAAGAAGATAAAAAATACAGTATTTATATTAAAAAGAACAACGAAGTATTGCCTTGGAAAGACTTCAATAAAAACATGGCAGTAGCAGTTGAATATAATCTAGAATATTAATGCGAAGCATTTTTAGTTTTATAGTTGAGCCAAAAGAAGAACGTTATAATAACAAAAAACAAATTGGCGATAACGAATTAATATTAAATACAGAAATATCTGATCACAGGTATATTAGCAGAAATGCTATTGTACTTGAAACGCCGATTGCAGAAAAAACTGATATTAAAAAAGGTGATGAAGTAATCGTGCATCATAATGTTTTTCGCCGGTGGTACGATATTCGCGGTAAAGAAAAAAATTCATCAAGCTATTTTGAAGAAAACAAATACTTTATAACAACTGATCAAATTTTTTTATACAAGCGTAATAACAAGTGGCACGCTCCAAAAGGATTTTGTTTTGTAAAACCTTTAAAGTCTAAAAATAAATTTGATACAAATAACGAAAGACCTTTAATAGGCGTTATAAAATATGCCGATAAAGTATTAGAAAAAAATGGTATCAAACCTGGGGCTTTAGTTGGCTTTACGCCATCAAGCGAATATGAGTTCATCGTGGAAGGCGAAAGAATGTATCGTGTGCCCACAAATTCAATTTCAATTAAATATGAATACCAAGGAGACGAAACGGAATATAATCCGAGCTGGGGAAAAAGCAGTTAAAGAGCTTATAAAAGTTGCAGAAGAAAAAATCATTACTAATACAGAAGATGATGTGTCCGCTGACAGGCTTAAAAACGCGGCAGCTACAAAAAAACTAGCAATATTTGATGCATTTGAAATTCTTACTAGAATTGAAGTAGAAAAAGCATTATTAGAAAACAAACCTTTAGTAGAAGAAAAAAAAGCTTTTAAAGGCTTTGCTGAAAAAAGAAGTAAGTAATGTACCAGCAGACATTATATAAGGTTATAGAGCCTATTAAAATAAATAAGTTAAAACGCTTTAATAAAGCGAAACGTTGGAAGTACGGTTATGACAAAGAAGAAGATATTGTTGTTATAAGTAAAACTGGTCAAATAGGCGAAGTATACGAAATACAAAACCTTAAAATAGCATTACCGCCTGTTCCTACAAAACTAACTAAAGGCCAAAATAAATGGGTTAAAAAAGATTACCCTAAAGAGCTTAATAAAATAAAAACCATATTTGATTGGAAAGGCTATCCGCAAGAATTTCAAGAAATGTGGGAACCATACATAGATGAAGAATTCAAACGACGCGAAGAAGGCCATTGGTTCTATAATAGAGATGTGGCTACTTACATTACTGGTACTAATTACATGTACTTGCAGTGGACCAAGATTGATATTGGGGCACCAGAGTTTAGAGAAGCAAACAGATTATTCTTTATATTCTGGGAAGCTTGCAAAGCAGATACGAGATGCTACGGCATGTGCTACCTCAAAAACAGACGATCAGGATTTAGCTTTATGGCCTCTGGCGAAACAGTTAACCAAGCAACAATATCAAGCGACGCAAGATTTGGTATCTTATCAAAATCAGGGGGTGATGCTAAAAAAATGTTTACCGACAAAGTTGTACCAATATCAATTAACTATCCCTTCTTTTTTAAACCAATACAGGACGGGATGGATCGTCCTAAAACAGAACTAGCGTACAGAGTACCGGCTTCAAAACTTACAAGAAAGTCTATTGAATCAGGCCAGCAACGCGAAGAACTTGAAGGACTAGATACAACAATTGACTGGAAAAATACAGGTGACAACAGCTATGATGGTGAAAAGCTAAAGCTATTAGTACACGATGAAAGCGGCAAATGGGAAAGACCTGATAACATATTAAATAACTGGAGAGTTACAAAAACAACATTAAGGCTAGGTAGCAGGGTTATCGGTAAGTGCATGATGGGATCAACCTCAAACGCATTAGACAAAGGTGGTGAAAACTTTAAAAAACTATATAATGATTCCAACGTTACTAAAAGAAACCGCAATGGACAGACTCGCAGCGGATTATATAGCTTGTTCATACCTATGGAGTGGAACTACGAAGGATTCATTGATACTTATGGAGTACCTGTATTCGATACGCCAAAAAACCCAACTGAGGGGCCGCACGGGGACGTTATAGACGTTGGTGTTATTGAACACTGGGATAATGAGGTTGATGGATTAAAAGGCGACCAGGACGGCTTAAACGAATATTATAGACAGTTTCCGCGTACGGAGGAGCATGCGTTCCGCGATGAAACAAAAAATAGTATATTTAATCTAGCTAAAATATACGAGCAAATAGATTACAACGATGATATTGAATCTTTGGCCGGTGTTACAACTGGTAGTTTCCAATGGGAAAACGGCATAAAAGATAGTAAAGTAGAATTTATACCAAATCCAAACGGAAGGTTTAAAGTAAGTTGGGTGCCACCTGCAAATTTACAAAATCGTGTAATAGTAAAGAATGGGGTAAATTACCCAGGAAACGAGCATATGGGGGCATTTGGCTGTGATAGTTACGATATATCAGGCACTACAGACGGTCAAGGATCTAAAGGTGCATTGCACGGATTAACAAAATTTAGTATGGAGGATGCTCCAGCTAATATGTTTTTTTTAGAATATGTAGCGCGGCCGCAAACGGCTGAAATGTTTTTTGAAGATGTGCTTATGTCATTGGTATTTTACGGAATGCCGTTACTTGCAGAAAATAACAAACCTAGATTATTATATTATTTAAGAAGAAGAGGTTATCGCGGATTTTCAATGAATAGGCCTGACAGGGCTAGAAATAAGCTATCTGTTACAGAAAAAGAAATTGGTGGAATTCCTAACTCTTCTGAAGATATACGGCAAGCGCATGCCGCTGCAATAGAATCATACATACAAAAATATGTTGGTTTATCAGAAAATAGCGAATATGGAAATATGTATTTTAATAATACATTAAACGACTGGGCAAAATTTGATATTAATAAACGTACAAAATATGATGCGGCTATTAGTTCAGGTTTAGCTATTATGGCTTGCAATAAAAATTTGTATGCGCCTAATCAAGAAAAACAAAAATTAAAGCTTAATCTGAACATCGCTAGATATAAAAACGATGGTTCACAATCTAAAATAATAAAAAATTATGGCTGAGTCAGTTGTAAAAAGTTATTTTCCTAGCCAAACAGTTAGCGATGTAGAAAAAGCAAGTTCTGAATATGGGCTTGAAATAGCGCGTGCTATTGAGAACGAATGGTTTAAAAGAGACGCAGCAACAAACAGATTTTATGTAAATCAAAATGCGTATCATAATTTACGTTTATATGCTCGCGGAGAGCAATCGGTACAAAAGTATAAAGACGAGCTGTCTATTAATGGGGACATGTCTTATTTAAACCTCGATTGGAAGCCTGTGCCAATTATACCCAAGTTTGTAGATATTGTAGTTAATGGTATGGCTAATCGTACTTATGATATTAAAGCATACTCGCAAGATCCATTTGGTGTTAACAAACGCACTGAGTATATGGAAGGCATACTTAGAGATATGCAAACTAAAGAGCTTAATGATTTTGCACAGCAAAACTTTGGTATAAACTTACAAGAAAGTAATTTAGCTGAACTTCCAGAAAATGAAGAAGAACTACAATTGCATATGCAGCTTAATTACAAGCAAGCTATTGAAATTGCCGAAGAAGAAGCCGTAAATGTTATTCTTAATAAGAATAGATATGAACTAACTAAAAAGCAATTATATTATGATCTTGCTGTTTTAGGTACAGCAGCGGTAAAAACTACATATAATAATTCTGAAGGTATAAAAATTGATTATGTAGATCCTGCTAATATTGTGCATTCATATACAGAATCACCGTATTATGAAGATATATATTATATAGGCGAGGTAAAAACAATACCTATTAATGAATTAAAGAAAGAGTTTCCTAATATTTCAAATGAAGATTTAGAAAAGCTTTCTTCTGAGGGCTATTCAAATTATAGAATATATAATAGATATAACCCTATAGCCAACAAGCATGATGCTAATACAATTGATGTATTATATTTTAATTACAAAACTTTTCATAACGAAGTTTATAAAATTAAAGAAACAGGAACTGGGGCTAAAAAAGCAATTAAAAAAGATGATTCATTTAATCCCCCCAAAGATCCAAGAGCAAGATTTGAAAGAATAGCAACAAATATTGAAGTATTATACGAAGGGGTATATGTCCCGGGTGCTAATATGCTATTAAAATGGGAGCTTTGCGAAAATATGATGCGACCAAAAAGCGATGCTAACAAAGTAAAAATGAATTACTCTGTTGTAGCGCCGCGTATGTATCAAGGGCGTATTGAATCATTAGTGAGCCGTATAACTGGTTTTGCTGATATGATTCAGCTAACACATTTAAAGCTGCAACAAGTATTATCTAAAATTGTACCTGACGGTGTTTATTTAGATGCAGATGGATTAGCTGAAATTGATTTAGGTAATGGTACAAATTATAGCCCGCAAGAAGCGCTTAATATGTTCTTCCAAACAGGTTCTGTAATTGGTAGATCATTTACGTCAGACGGCGATATGAATCCAGGTAAAGTACC